CCTAAAGGGCCAGTAAAGGCAGTAACTCCATATCCTGCGGGTGTTGTGGGTAGGGTCACCGCAACAAACCAAAAAGATTACAAAGAGTTAGAAGCATATCGTAAATGGTTGGCCCATGTGACAAGAGCAATGGCTTTAACCGGCTATTCTTTCGTTGATGATTTGGATATTGATGATTACGATAGTTTTAGTTGGGAAGATGCTAAACAGGCAACAAGACAAAATGTTGATGAAAACCGAAGGATATGGGAAGACCTCCCAACCAAAACAATTGATAAAAAACAATTTCCGAATCCAACAAACCAAAAAGGATTTTTGAAAAAAGGAACCAGAGATGGTTCAGAAACAGATGATATATTGGATGTTAAAAATGTAAACTTATCGGTAGCAAAACTAAAACCATCACAAGATGCTATTTATTTAGGTAAAACACTTGCAATGGCAGCCAACGGAGTGGAAGGTGGAGATTTGGGAGCGGTTATTAGTAGTGATAATCATATATTGGATGGACACCACAGATACGCAGCCACTACATTCAATAATCCAAACGGAAAAGTAGGTGGGGTAAAAGTAGGGCTTACTATTGGTGATTTAATTCCAGTACTTCGTTCTGTAGGAGATGCATTCAAAAATCCAAGAGGAGTTGCACCATCTGGTGGTGATGTAAATATATTTAAGGCAACTATTGATGATATAAAAGATGTTGTTTATAAGGGTATAAATGTAAATAAACAATTTTACAATAGAGATAGAATGATTAAATGGTTTGAAGGTATTGGTGAAGAAGAAATCAAACGGAGACTAAAAATCTTACAATCCAAAAAACCACCCGCGGCCGCACCACCACGCAAAGATATGCCAAAAATTGAACCATCACAATTGAATATCTTAAAAGGGTTATTAGGTAAGGGTAAAATTGATGTTAAACCTCCATATGCATAAAAATTATGGATAGTAATATAGTAAAAGGTGGGTTGGCGGATAACAAAGGAATCAAAGATTTGGCCAACCACCACAATGTAACTACAGAAAAAATTATACAACAACTCAAAATGGGTAAGAAGGTAGAAATGGAGCATACCAATAATCCCAAAGTGGCAGTTGAAATTGCGTTAGACCATATTTTTGAAGACCCTAATTATTATACAAAATTAAAGACCATTGAACCGCAACACGAGGCTTCTTATCAAGGAAATATGGGATTTGAAGAAATGATGCGGTTTTATGATATCGCATCTCCAAAGCAAACAAAGGAATTAGAAACCCTAATTGATAGAAATAAAACCAAAGAGGTTTGGAAATTGGTTCAACGGGTAACAAACACAAAACTAAAAGGAAAAGAGTTTGAATCTGTAACAGAACTTCATATGGGATATCCTGGTAAAAAGGATATTGAAAAGTTAGAAAAAAAATTAAAAAGATTACGGAAAGATTTAAATTCAGAACCAAAAAATTGGGGTAAATCTTATGCCCTATCCCATATCCAAGAAGAGTTTCAAAATCCACTTAGAAAAAGTTACGCAGACCAAACAATAATTAGTTTAATTCTTCAAGAGTATGTTCCCCTATCCACAAATACGATGAAGGATATTTTCGGTGATGAAAAAGTATCAACGTTTCATTTAACCAGTCCTGATTACTTAAAAAATCTTAAAAAATTGGAAGGAAGAAAGAGTTCTATTGCAACCTTTAATAAACTCCATCATTCGGTTAAAAAGTTACGTTCTGGCCCTTTAACAAGGGGTGGAATGATGGTTTGGTTAGAAGGTGATTTAATTGCAAGATTTTCAAAGGATACGGGTAATAAAATTGATAAACAAGGGAGAAGGTGGGTAAAATGGGAAAATCTATTCAAAAATCTTAAATCTCCACCTCCATATTCAGAAGAGCTGAAAATACTTAAAAGTTTTGCTATTAATTATACAAATATACATAAAGATACTGTTATAGATGAAAATGATCTAAAAAAGAAAGCAAAATACATTAAAACATATATTGAATACGCATACAAATTTATTAAATCACATAAGGATGAAATTCTTCGTTCTTCTACTCATCCAGCAGAATATGGTAAAAAGTTTTACTTGCATGATACTTGGAATGAATTAGTAGTAAACAATATAAAAATTAAAGGAATTGTCTTATCAGAAGAACGTTCAGATGAAGAAGATTTTAAAGAAGCAAAACGATTGTTTTCAGGTGTAAAAATTAAAGTAGTAGAAGATGATACTAAATTCAAAAATTATTACAAAAAATGGGGTGGGGAATTAGTATGAAAATCTTAAAAGAATACGTGGATTACAAAACTATAACAATGGTTTCATTTAGGAATATTCCCCTATCTACAAACCTAATGAAGAAGGTCTTTGGTGGTAAAAGAATATCTACCTTTCATCTAACTGATATTAGACAAATATCCAAAATTAAAAAATTGGAAGGAAGAAAGAGTTCTATTGCAACTTTTAACAAATTGAATAGTTCAATTAAACAATTAAAAAAAGGCCCTTTAACTGAAGGTGGAGTTATGGTTTGGTTAGAAGGTGATTTGATTACTAGATTTGGAAAAGATAGTTATACGCAAATAGATAAACAGGGTAGACGATGGGTAAAATGGAGTGATTTGATTTCGGGAGTACCTGAAGCTCATCCATATTTACCTACAAAAATGTTAGATTTATCTCTTAAAGCTACAGAACTTAAAAATGAATTTGATAATAGTGCAGACATTAAGAAAGAAAAGGCTGAAGTTATTAAACAATATATTGATGTTGCATACAAACATATATTAAAAAATAAAGATTATATTGTAAAATCTTCTGTTCTAAATTCTGCATCAGGGGGAATATCTGAGCATTCAAATTGGAATGAATTGATAGTAAATAATATTAAGGTAAAGGGTATTGTTATTTTAGATACATGGCAATTTCGTGGATTATGGGGTTCAGATTCAACAGGATTGGAAAATGAAGTAAAGAAAATGAAAACAATGTTTCCATCTGCAGAAGTTATAGTAGATAAGAGTGATGACGATTTTATGAAATACTATAAAAAATGGGGTGGGGAATTGGTAATGGAAGGTGTAATTGATGCAGGTGAACCTGAAACTGGTTATTTACCCGATGGTGAAACAAGATATTTAGGACAATCAAAAGGTAGACCTGAATATTGGTTTGATCAACTTGGTTATACACAACTACATTTTCCAAAAGCAGATAGAATGCGGGGAAGGGGTAAAGGTAGAGATACGGATTCTACATTCAGAAAAGTAAAATACAAAACTAAAAACGTAAAGGTGAGTAAATTGAGAAAAGCATTAAAACCATTTGGTTCAAATGAATGGCCAGAAGTAGTAAAGGAAAATATAATCCAAGAGGGTGGAGCATACGGCCACATGGCCCATCCGTTTGATACAGATATAAATTTAACGTTTGGTCAACTAAAAGATATTGTAAACCGTGCATTGGAAGGAAACTTGGAAATGGTGACTGAAAAATTAGATGGACAAGCACTTGCTATTAGTTGGAAAAACGGAAGATTGATTGCAGCCAGAAACAAAGGACATCTAAAAAATAAGGGTGAAGCTGCATTGGATATTAATGGTGTATCTACCAAATTTCAGGGTAGGGGTGATATTGAAAAGGCTTACAACTATGCAATGAAAGATTTATCAAACGCAATTTCAAGTTTAAGTGAAAAACAAAGAGAAAAGATTTTCAAAAATGGGGCTTGTTTTATGAACTTGGAAGTGATATATCCACCATCTGCAAATGTGATTCCATATGGTGCTCCCTTTTTGGTATTTCACGGAACAATGGAATACGATGATGATGGAAACCCTATTGGTGAAAATAAAGAAGCCGCCAGAATTTTGGCAGGAATGATTAGACAGGTAGAAAAGGATGTACAAGATGTTTATACCATTCAAGGACCACCCGTTTTAGAATTACCAAAGGTACAGAGTTTAGCATCCAAAAAACCAAAATATCTAGCACAAATAACTAAACTACAAAAAGAGTTTGGGTTAAGTGATAATGATGGAGTGGCGGAATACCATCAAGCGTGGTGGGAACGATGGGTAGATAAAAATTCACCAACTTTATTAGATAATACCATAAAAATGGGATTGGTAAAAAGATGGGCGTTTGGAGATAAGGGGTTCAGATTAAACTCAAAAAATATAGAAGATTCAAAAGTATTGGATTGGGCAACCAAAACCGATAAAAGTAAAGAAGTTCAAACACAACAAAAAGAAAATCTTATGAAATTTGAAGATATATTTTTGGGTGTAGGTGCTGAAGTCTTAAAATTTACCGATAGTGCCTTAGTAGCAAGTCCAGATTCTGCTACTCAAAAAATTAGAAAAGATATCAAAGCCACTATTAAAGATGTACAAAAACGTGGAAATCCAAAACAAATTGAAAAATTGAAATTGGAATTAAGAAGATTAAATTCTATTGGGGGACTTGAAAATATCGTACCTATTGAAGGTATTGTTTTTAGATACAAAACCACAGATAATATCTATACTCTGAAACTGACTGGTGCATTTGCATCGTCAAATCAATTGCTGGGTATTTTCTTTGGTGGTTGATTATTTTATCTTTTTTCAATTTATATATATTTATATATATATAATAAACGAAACAAAACTATATGAGTGAAAAAAAAGAATTCAACCGAAAATATATGCATCCCACCCGCCGCAAACTTGCTGAAATGGTTTTTACCGGCGAATATGAATTAGACCCAAGAGTTGGTTATACTGCCCCATCTGATACTGTAAAAAGAGAAGTTGGTGAAAAATGGACAGATTCAACGGGCCAACAATGGGAAATGACTGAATGGGGGAAATCAAAAGTTTCCAGTCTCACAGATGTAATGTCTGAAACCCGTAAATATTTGGCTTCACTAACTAAATGTAAATCCACCGATTGTCCAAAATCAAAATATGGGGTAACCGATAAAAAGTTGATACAAAAAGTTGGTTATTGCACCACTTGTTTAGCAAGACATGAATGGGAAATTAAAAAAGATGGTTTATGGGAAACTTATACTGAATTTCGTATTTACACGAATATGATAAAAGAAGGAACCGCTACGTTAGAGAATATGAGAAACGCTTTAACAGAAATCAAAAATATACACGAGTATGTAAACGCAGATGGTTCTATCCAAAAATGGGTGTTGGAACAAGATACCGATAAATTAAAAGAAGAATTATTAGAGGATATTCAAAAGGGAGAAAAGGAATTAAATGAAGTTATAGAAAAAAGAAAGCAGGTCTATGAACTATTAAAAGATAAAGAATATGAAATCATCCAAAAAATTTGATATAAAAATAATTTTAATAATGTTATTATCGTCCGTTGTTTTATTTCATCAATGTGGAGATGACGATAAGAGAGATATAGAAACCATAAACGTTGGTGGCACAGATTATGAATTATTGGAACAAAAAATAGATACCGTTGTAGTTGAAAAAGAAGTAAAGATAACAGAATATGTTCCAACTACAATTATTAAGAGAGATACGGTAACCACAATTGTTCCCGCTGATGTAGATACACTATCTATCTTAAAAGATTATTTTGCATCTTATACTATATTGGATACTTTACAATTAGATTACCAATTCGGTGAAGAAATTACAGATGGAGATGGGAATAAACCACCATCAACATTGGGATATGGAATTTTGGTAGATACGATATCTCAAAATAAAATACAAAGTAGAAAAATTGATTGGGTATTCAAAGTTCCAACAATATACAATACCAAAATTGTAAAAGAACTTCCAAAGAATGAATTTTATTGGGGTGGAGCTGCAGGATTTAACGAACAAGATGTGGTTACAAATGTAAACGGAAGTTTACTTTGGAAAACAAAATCAAATCGTATTTTCAGAGTTGGGTTGGGTGTTCAGAACAATTCTAATACTTCCCAATTAGCACCATATGTAGATATTGGGTTATATTGGAAATTAGGAAAATAAATTATGAAGAAAAAATCATTAAAAGAAATTATAGCAGAAGAGTATCAACGTTGTGCTCAAGACCCTGTCTATTTTATGAAAAAGTATTGTAAGATACAACATCCTACAAAGGGAAAAATCAATTTTAACTTATTTGAATTTCAAGAAAAGACCCTAACAGAGTTCAAAAACCACAGATACAATATTATTCTAAAATCAAGACAAACAGGAATATCAACTTTAACTGCGGGATTTTCTCTTTGGAAAATGTTATTTAATGATGATTTTAATGTATTGGTTATCGCAACCAAACAAGAGGTGGCAAAAAACTTGGTTACCAAAGTCCGAATTATGAATCAGTTTTTGCCATCGTGGTTGAAATTGAATGCAATTGAAGATAACAAATTATCGTTACGATATTCAAATGGCTCTCAAATCAAAGCAACCAGTGCTGCAGGAGATGCGGGACGTTCAGAAGCCCTATCACTTTTGGTATTTGATGAGGCTGCGTTTATTGATAAAATTGAAGATATTTGGGTATCTGCCCAATCAACCTTATCTACGGGTGGTAGTTCTATTGTTCTTTCAACACCGAATGGGGTAGGAAATTGGTTCCATAAAATGTGGATAGGGGCAGAAGAAGGGGATAATGGATTTAATCCAATTACTTTACATTGGTCACTTCATCCAGAAAGAGACCAGAGTTGGAGAGATGAACAAGATTCGTTATTGGGTGCTAAAATGGCAGCCCAAGAATGCGATTGTTCTTTTGTAAGTTCTGGTGATACTGTAATAGACCCTCAATTATTAGAGTTTTACAAACAAACCTATGTAGAAGAACCAATTGAAAAAGGTGGATGGGATGGAAACCTTTGGAAATGGGATTTTCCAAACTATACCAAATCTTATATGGTAGTTGCCGATGTGGCTAGGGGAGATTCTACTGACTTTTCAACCGCCCACGTTATTGATATAGAAACTGTGGAACAAGTTGCAGAATATAAAGGAAAAATAGATACAAAAGATTTTGGTAATTTTTTAGTTTCACTTGCAACCGATTACAATAATGCTCTTTTGGTGGTTGAAAATTCTAATATTGGTTGGGCAACCATACAACAAATCATTGATAGAAATTATGATAATTTGTTTTATATGAGCACAGACCTAAAATATGTGGATGTAGAAAATCAGATGACAAACAAAATAAGGGCAAGAGAAAGGGGAATGGTTGCAGGTTTTAGTACCAACTCCAAAACCCGTCCCCTAATCATATCAAAGTTAGACCAGTATTTAAGGGAAAAATCGGTTGTTATTAAATCAATACGAACTATTGATGAATTATATACCTTTATTTGGAAAAACGGAAAGGCGGAAGCAATGCGGGGTTACAACGATGATTTAACAATGGCTCTTTCTATTTCATTATGGGTAAGGGATACTGCCCTACGTTTAAGACAAGAAGGAATTGATTTAACCAAAAACGCACTTTCAAATATATCCAGTTTTTCATACGGTGGTATGTATAGTAGTAATGATTTTGATAAAAACCCTTGGGAAATGGAAGCTGGAAATGAAGTAATAAATTTGAAAGAGTGGTTATGATTTAGTAAAGTTAAATAATCTTATATTTATATACATGATAAAGTTAAAAGAATACATACCAATTACAGAAGGATTATCTTATCACATTGATAATAAAATACCACTTATGAACAACGTATATCGTTATAGTTCAGAAAAGTTTTTAGAATTGTTTAATGAAGCAAGAGAATTATATCAAAGGGATAAATTAGTATTGGATGAATGGGATACTGAAATGATAAAAACCGATATCGGAAAATGGGGAATTTATGAAGGAGTTTCGGTTCCTTTGGATTTACCAATGGAAGAAATAAACGAATCTGAATATGCGGGTAGAGATGTAGATTTGAATAAACCAATGCGTTCATCGGGCCCCAAAAAATACAAAGTTTATGTAAAAAACAAAAAAGGAAATGTAATAAAAGTAAACTTTGGAGATGCAAAGGGTGGTTTGAGTGCAAAAATAAATGACCCAAAGGCCAGAAAACAATTTGCAGATAGACATGATTGTAAAAATAAAAAAGATAAAACCAAAGCTGGTTATTGGAGTTGTAGATTACCCCGATATTGGAAAAATTTAGGTGGTAGTAAAAATATGAATACTTACTGGTAATTTATGGAAAATCCCTATACACAAAATATACAAAACGAAATCATTCAAAGAACATTTGATGAAACCATTGATGAAATGGAATTGGTATGGCATAGAGATAAAAAAGATAGGATGGTTAAGGTAATTCAGTCTGAAGGTTGGAAGTTTCAGATGGATAATGAATTACCGATAGAATTAAAAAGGGGAACCGAATTGTTTATCCCAAAAGAAGTATATCACAGAGTTATCAAAGGAAATGGAGAACTGAAAATAGAAATTAAGGAATAAATGGCAGAACAAGAAGATAGAACATTTTTTAAGAGATTACAAAAACTTTTTTCAACAAATGTTATTGTAAGAGTAGATAAAGATGGGAAGAGAAAGGTAGTTGATACCGATGAAAGACAACGAGATTCTAACTTAGTAAGTTTACGAGATAGATATACCAAACTTCAACGTTCTTTTTACGAACAACAAGGTGGTGCTCAATCAATGGCATACCAACAAGTAAGAAGAGAGTTATTCCGAGATTATGATGCAATGGATAATGACCCAATTATTGCTTCTGCTCTTGATATTTACTCAGATGAAGCTACCACAAAAAATGAATATGGGGATGTTCTTTCTATAAATTCCCCAAATCAAAATGTAAAAGAACTTTTAGAAAATCTTTTTTACGATATCTTAAATATTGAATATAACCTTTGGAGTTGGACAAGAAATTTGGTAAAGTATGGTGATTTTTTCTTACAATTAGAAATTGAACCTGAAAAAGGAATCATTAACGCAATGCCAGTTTCTGTATATGAAATTGAACGAATTGAAGGATTTGATCCAACAAACCCATCGTATGTAAAATTCAAAATTGAAAATGACCCATTGGCAAAGGGGGAATATGAAAACTATGAAATCGCCCATTTCAGATTAAAAGGGGATACCAACTTCTTACCATACGGAAAGGCAATGATTGAAAACACAAGAAGGATTTGGAAACAACTCTCTCTTATGGAAGATGCTATGATGATACATAGGATAATGAGGGCACCAGAAAAAAGAATTTTCAAAATTGATATAGGTAATATTTCACCGAATGAAGTAGATAACTATATGCAAAAGATTATCAGTAAAATGAAAAAAGTTCCGTTTGTAGACACTAGAACGGGAGAGTATAATCTAAAATACAATATACAAAATATAACAGAAGATTTTTTCCTACCAGTTAGGGGAAGTGATAGTGGAACCGGAATTGAAAGTTTAAGTGGCTTGGATTATTCAGCAACGGAAGATATTGAGTTCTTACAGAAAAAATTATTTGCTTCACTTAAAGTTCCGAAAGCATTTTTGGGGTATGAAGAACAAATCAATGGTAAAGCAACTTTGGCAGCAGAAGATGTCCGATTTGCCAGAACAATTGAACGAATTCAAAGAATGTTAGAAGGTGAGTTAGCAAAAATAGCAATCGTTCACTTATCTGCACAAGGAATCAATGATTTTGAGATGGTCAATTTTGATTTGAAACTAACGAACCCATCCACAATTTATGAACAAGAAAAAATCAATTTGTGGAGTGAAAAAGTCCGATTGGCCAGAGATATTCAAGACCTGAATATGTTGAGTAAAGATTTTGTTTACGAACAATTGTTTAACTTATCCAAAGATGAAAGCGATGAACAAAGAGTTAAAATCATCAATGACTTGAAAGATAAATACAGATACGAACAAATTTCAATGGAAGGTAATGATCCTGCGGTTCAGAAAGAAAAAGTAGATGTAGAAGAAGAATTAAAAACGATTAAAACAGAACTAACCAAACAACGTTCCAACTTAAAAGACAAAGGGGGTAGACCGAGAGAAGGCAACACTTACAAAAAAGATAAACACCCATACGGTAGAGACCCAATAGGTGATGGAGAAAGAACCAAACCCCGAAAACGAGAATTACATTCAGAAAAAAGGAATGCAAGGGATATGGTTAGGCAATACATAAATGGAATTTCATCAAAGAAAAAAGTAATAAATGAGAAAAAAACATTTATGGATGATGAAAACATAATAAACGAATAAAAATTTTGTTAAAATAAATTATTCTATATTTATATAAGAGAAAAGTATATAATTGAAATATGAGACAGATAAAACACTCTAAATTTAAAAATACAGCAATTTTGTTTGAATTGTTGACAAGACAGATTACGTTAGAAGTTCTGAATGGTGATAAAACTCAGAAGGCAAGGAAAATTGTAAGAGAGTTTTTTAAACCTGGTACAGAACTAAACAAAGAGTTACGTCTGTATCAACTACTTCAAAATGAGAAGTATAATAATGAAAGTAGGGCAGAAAAATTTGTGGATACCATTAACGAAGCTCACAGAAATTTGGATACAAAGAAGATAAGTAAACAAAAGTATGAGCTTGTCAAACAAATAAAAGAAAATTTTGATATGGATAAGTTTTTATCATCTCCGATAAAAAACTATAAAGTAATGGCATCCATATACAAAGTATTTGAATCTAAATTTCAAAGGGATTATGATATTAAAGATGTATTTGATTCAAAAATTACATTGGTTGAGAATATAACATCAAAAAAGGTAAACTCTAATTTTAGAAAGGATAAACTACAAAAATTAGTTGAAGAATACCAAAAACAAGACAAAGATGTTAGATTATTGACATACAAAATTTTGATTGAAAGTTTTAATAAAAAGTATTCTGTATTGGGTGATAATCAAAAAAACCTATTGAGAGAGTATATTAACAATGTAAATAATACATCAAAATTCACAGAATACTACAAACAAAAAAGTAAAGAAACAGTTAGTGAATTATCAAAATTATCTAATAAAATAGATGATACAGTCACAAAAATTAAATTAAAAGAAGTAATCAATGTATTAAAATCTCAAAAAATAAATAGAACTGTAACTGATAATCAAGTTAGTTCTTTAATGAATGTCTATGAGTTAATAGGTGAAATAAAATCAAACTTAAAATGAGAATAACTGAAAGAGAATTACGGGCACTTATTCGTGAAATTTTAGAAGATGAAGAATTAGAAGAAATTACTACAACTGGTAATGTAGCAGGATACAATACTCCGAATGCATTTAAGAAAACCGATGGAACGGATGAAGATGAAACAACGGATGATGAATTTGTAGATACCATAAATCAAAGCACGGGGTATCGTAGAGTAACTGAAAATCGTTGGTTGGAACTCAAACGGGGTGATGGGACACCAAAACAAAAATTAGGAAGGGGTATCAGAAACGTAAGACAACAACTAAAAGAAATTGATGATTTTTTACGTTGGTATGGCAGAATTAAACAAGAAAATGAATTGGGTTCAGATTCTTATTGGAAAAATACTCAAAAACATTTGACAAAAATCAAAGAAAGATTACAGAAAATTCAAAAAAGAATGCACGAACTAACTATATAAAAACTATGAGATTGGGAAAACAAACATTACGAAAATTAGTAAGAGAAGAACTTAGTAAAGTAAATGAAGGAATAGAACCACAAATCAAAAAGATTGCACAACTTACAGGAACAAGACCTGATGCAGTTGAAGATTTTGTATCTAAACATGCGTTAAACTTCACCAAACTTCTAAAATTTTTACAAAAAGGTAAACTAAAAGATAGAATGGATTTTATGACAGCAGTATCTGGAAAGCCAGGAAACCCAATTCAAAAGAAAATGATTAAAATGTTTACCGAATCCGTAGTAAACGAAGGTAAGTTCAAAGTAGATGATTTAGTTTACAACAAAAGAACTAAAACCGTTGGTATTGTAAGAATGGGTGATGATAAGCATGGTGAAGTAAAAACCGATGCTGATGGTAATGTTAGTGTAGATGAATTGGAAAAATATAATCCACTTAAGTACAAACATCAAACTAAAGCAAAGGTTGCACCATCTACTGAAAGAGAAGTAAGTAAACGAGGTTTATTTAATCCATTCAAACTTGAATCCGTAGTAAATGAAAGAAAACCAAGTAAAATAGTTTGGGATACTAAAAAAATTTCGGCTGCAAAAAGAATCAATGTTAGCAAGTGGTATATGAAAACCTATCCTACTGATGAACTTGGTGGTGAAATAAATCAAAAACTTACATTATGGGATTTTTACAATGCATTATCACAAAATCGTGATATATATAAAGTTATCGGTGTTGGTGATAGTGTTGTAAGAGAAAGAATATTTGAAAAACTATCTAAGGTCCTTGGTGTTGCCTACGATACTATTTACAATATGTGGGAATCCGTAAACGAAGCAAGTGATGAGTTTGTTATTTATGTTGAAAAAGATAATGGTAGAAAAAAATTACTTCATAATAATAAATCTTCAAGAGCAGCTAAAATGTTCATAACTAAAAATGCTAATAAGATACTCAATCAATCTGGAATTAGAGCAGTTGGTTCTATGCGTAAATCTGATTGGGAAAGGGATGAAGCACAATATGCAGAAAATATCAAGAAAAAGGGTATGAGAACTGTAACCAAAAAACAGTGGGACAGAACTCATAATGATTATAAAGGTATGATAAAAGGTCAACCTTATATGATGTGGTTTGATAAAAAAACACAATCAACGGTATATGGGCCGGTTCAAATCAAAGAATCCGTAAACGAAAAAATTGAAGATTTTGAAACTGGTGACTTAGTACATATTCCATCTATCAACAAATCTGCTATGGTACTAACACAATACGGTAGAAAAGTACACGTTCAATTTCCCGATGGAAAAGAGAAAACTTTTAATAGTAGAGATTTGGAAAAAATATACAATGAATCCGTATTGAATGAGAGACCAAATAAAAAAGAAATTGAAAAACTAGCATCGGAATTGGAAAGACAGTGGAAAATGAACTCTGGTGCTATGTCAGTTATGATTGATGATATACCAGATAAGCAAATGGATAAAATTAGAGCTAATTTTAGAAAACAAGCAGAAAAACAATTAAGTGAATCCGTAAACGAAGGTATTTCTGTATTCGATGAAAGACATTTTGGTAAAAATGGTATTATTATTATGATTGATGATAATGGCAAGAAAGTATCAGCTATTTTCAAAAATAAAAAAAATGCGAATAAATACAATAGAAACAAAGAATCTGATTTAAAGGCTCTTTTATCTTTGGCAAAGAAAACTCCATATCCAAAGGCGATTGATGAATCCATAAACGAAGGTAAAAAAAGATTCTATCAACAAGATGGTATTGGTAAGGCAAAATATACAATCTCTTACCACGATGGAAAACAAAAACACAAAGATGGTAGTGATTTTTATGGTATTCAAATTTTTAGAAACAAAAAAGACTTAGAAAAGTTTAGAACTGCACTTTTGAAAAAAGGATATAGAGAAGATAGTGGATATAAAAAAGAATCCGTAAATGAAGGAAAAGATGATTTTGTTGCAAGACATGGAAAGGCAAATATTATACTGAAAAAAGGATATAAACATCACAAAGATACTGATTTAGAAAAATTGTATGATAAGTTGGGTTCTTTGGTAAAAGGATTGAAAGTAAAGGATGTAACTCTTGTTTTTGAATCAGTAAACGAAGGTAGAGCATTTGTGGCAGCAGCCAAAAAGGCAAAAGAAGAAGGTAAAACCGAATTTGAATTTAATGGTAAAACGTATCCAGTGACTATTAAAGAAGTTTTAAGAAAGAGAAATAGAAAATTAAGATAATGAAAAACTTACTAATAGAAACAAATTTATTTGAAGGAAAGGTAAACGAACAAGAGAACGGAACAGTTCTTGTAAGTGGTGTATTACAACGTTCAGAAGCAGAAAATCAAAATGGTAGAGTATATCCTCGTGAAATTTTGGAAAGGGAAGTAAAGAAATACCAAACCTTAATCAAAGAAAGACGGGCGTTAGGAGAATTAGACCATCCTGATTCATCTGTGATAAATCTTAAAAACGTATCACACAATGTAAGGGAAGTCTACTGGAAAGGAAACGATTTAATGGGGGTAGTTGAAATACTACCAACCCCATCAGGAAATATCCTAAAGGAACTATTAAAATCTAATATCACGTTGGGTATATCTTCAAGAGGTATGGGTTCAACTGAAAATATCGGAGGTGGCAAGGTAAGAGTTGGTGAAGATTTTGAATTGATAGGTTGGGATTTTGTATCCAATCCTTCAACTCACGGTGCGTTTATGTCCCCAATGAATGAATCTGTTATGAAACAAATCGGAACAGATACCTGTGGAGATTGGTGCAAATCTCAGTATTTAATGCAAGAAATCATTACAGATTTATCAAAAACATTTAAGTAAAATTATTATGAGTAGAAAACAATTTGATTTATACGATTATATTAAGAAAAATAAGTTTAACGTAAAGGTAAGAAAAGAAACTGCATCCCATATTCAAAAACCTTACAATGATATTCGTAAGACTAATTTGAATGAAGTAAAAATTGTAAATGGAAGATTTGATTTGAAAGAATCAATGAAAGATGAAGAAAGGGGATTACCAACCGAATTGAAAAAACACTTTTTAGAGATTATCTCTACCTACAATTCATTTTCAGAACAAATGAAACGCCAAAGTGATATTGTAGAAATCGCAGAAACATTGGGTGGGGTTGTTGATGCAGCAAGAGAATTGACCATAAATGAAGCAGATGATTGGTTTGATAAAGTAACTATCAAACGAAATATGAAGGAATTAGATAAATTAGATAAAGATTTTGATAAATTTTCAGAGGAAGCAAAACGTTTGGATGACAGACTACACGCTTTATATGAAGATATGGGACATATCCTAAATCGTTACTACGAAATAAGTGATATAGATGCATCGGTTATGAATCAAAGATTGGGTAGAGTTGATGAACGAAATAACGTTACTTATAAACACATTCTAATGGTTAGAAATAATAATACCGATGAAGAATTTACTGTTGCAGCTTTTCCATCTCAAGGTGATGCCCAAATCGCACTACGGGCGTTTAAGAAAATTGCACCAAACCATATGGAATACTATTTAACCAAAAAATAAATAACATTATGAAATTGACAAAAGGAACATTAAGAAGAATTATTAAAGAAGAAAGCAGACGTTTAACCGAAAAAGAGGAATATAAACAATTTTTCAAAAGGGCGTTGGAAAAAGCCGGAAAATCTATTCCACAAATGAGCGATAGTGAGAAAAAAGAATTCTTTAACAAAATTGATAAGACTTGGAAAGGTAAAAACGAATCCGTAGTAAATGAAAAGAAAGTTCCAAAAAAAGGTTCACCTGATTATCACCAACACAAAATTGCAGTAGATACGGTTAGAAATCCTATGAAATCTTTTATGGGTGGTCCATCTTGGAAAGAAGCAGAGGAAACTTTAATAAAAAAGTTTGGATACAGTAAAAAAGAAGTTGATAAACTAAGAGAATCCGTAAACGAAGCCGTAAAGATTAAAATGAATGCTCTTGATTGGGGTAAATCAACTGCTGAAAGAAATTCGAATTTAGATAAGTATGATTCACTAAAGACTGATAAAGAACGTGAAGCA